CTAACCTGCTGCCGAAATTGGGAAATCTTGATCCTGATCACTACCCTGCACGGATAGTGCTCTCCCGGCGAACCAGTCGATCGCCGCCTGGCGGTGCGCCTCGGGCATCCGCTTGGCGTAGCGGCTGACCATCGTGATCGTCTCCCACCCACCCCGCTCCTGCGCGCCCTTCAGGTCCTTGTGGATGCAGTTGTCCCAGCTCGCCCAGGTGTGGCGCATGACGTGGGGCGTGATCGCTGGCACGAAGCGGCGCAGGGGCTTCGTCTTGCCCTTGGGCACCCATTCCTTCATCTCGCCGGGCAAGCCGGCGCGGCCGCAGGCGGTGGCCCAGGCGGTGCCGATCTGGCCGCCGCCCTCACGATCCTGAAGGGCGTAGCCTTGCCAGCCGGGCGGGCGCTTCTTCTTCTCGGGCCAGGGGCGACGGAAGACGGCGCCGTCGCGGTGGGGCAGGGCGGAGAGGGCGGCCACCACCACTGGCGGCAGGTCCACCAGGCGCTCGGTGTCCTGCTTCTGCCAGACGACGGCGCGCGCCCCCAGCAGATCCACATGCGCCCAGTCCAGCGCCAGCGCCTCGCTCATGCGGCAGCCGGTGCCGATCTGGAACACCAGCAGCGGGCGTAGATGCGGCGAGGCCGCGTGCACCAGCGCCGTGGCCTGGTGGGGCAGGAGGAAGGGCGTGGTGCTCTTCGGGCTCTTCAGCGTCTTGAAGGCCGGCCTGTCGCACCAGCGGCGGATGGCCGCGTGCTCGAGGACGGCGCGCAGCGGCGTGCGCACCGCGCGCATCTTGCTGGCGTTGGAGGCATCGGGCCGCTGGAGCGCGCGATAGGCGCCGTCCAGCGCCTCCTGGTCGATGCGGTTCAGGTGGGTGGTGCCGAAGTGCTTCAGCAGCTTGGCGAGGTAGTAGCGCGTCTTCGCGGGGCGCGGCTCCTCATCCAGGTAGGAGGCTACCGCGTGCGCAAAGGTGACGACGGCGCGCGCGCCATAGACAGAACGGTCCCAGAGCTCCGCCTCCCGCTTCGCGCGGAGGCCTTCGGCGCGCTCGGGGTCAGCAGTTCCAGTGCTCTCGAATACGCTTTGTCCGCGGACGGTGCCGCGGAGATAGAGGGTGGAGCTGCCGGGGCGGCTGACGACTTTGAGGGGCATGCGAGGCTTTCCACGAGGCGGGCAAGGTCTGCTTCGGTCGCCACGATACGGCGGCCGATGCGCCGATGGGTAGGGCCGCCTGCGTGCACCGGGTGGGCGGCCAAGTGGGCCAGCAACCATGTGCGCCCGCAACCCAGGCGGGCGGCGATCTCGGGCAGGGTGAGGAGGGTGCGGGTGGTTCCGTCAGGCATGGGGCTTCACCGTGCGGGCCAGCACCTGGTGTGCCGCATGCACTTCCTCGATGCTTACGCGATGGCAGGCAGCCGTGCTGGCTAACATGATCCGAGCGGCAAGCATGTCGGCCTCCTGCTGGCTCATCTCCATCCGGCCAAAAGGGGGCTGCCCCACGTGGGCGAGCGTGATGATCACGCGGTCGCCATGCGGCTCCGCCCCAAGTTCCAGGCGGGTGCCGAAGTCCATGCGGTGCTGCTCACCCATTCCACACCTCCGGCCAGTGCTGCGCGAAGCCGGCGCGGATGCCGGCATGGAGGCGCACGCGGTGCTTCTCCTCCTTGCCCATCAGGCCGTGCTTGCCGGTCTCCTCGATGCTGGCCTGCACCATGAGGGGGCTGGGCGAGACGGGCAGGATGCCGGCGCCCATCTGGCGCAGTAGCAGGGCCAGCATACCCGAGGTCACGGCGCCGCCCTGGCGGATCAGCAGCGCGTCGATCTGCGAGGCCAGGCCGGGCTGCCGGTTCGCGTGGCCCTGCGCGTTCAGCCAGCACGCCGTGACCAGGGCGCGGATGTGCCGCGGTTCGGTGACGCCGCACTCCATGAAGAGGCGGACCAGCGGCAGCCCCACCTCATGCACAACGGCGCGCAGCCCGGCCGGCATGTCGTCGGTGTGCGCCAGTGCGGCGAGGCGCTTCCGGCCGAGCAGGTGAGGTTCACCCATTCGCCACCTCCAGCAGCACGGCGGCGTGGCAGTGGTCGGGCTGGCCGGGTTTGGGCAGCGGGCACCAGCAGGCGAGGTTGTGGCCGCGCAGCTCGGGCAGTGCCGCCTGCACCCGGCCCAGGGCGCACAGCCCTTCGCGCAGCCCATGGCGAAACATCCCAACGCACATTTCGCGCAGCTTAGTCTCGCTGCCCTCGAAGCCCGCGGCTCGGGCGCCCTGCGTGGTCCAGGGGTTCCCGAACGGCCCCGGCCTCGCCACGCTGCGCGCCGGTAGCCCGTTCGCCTCGCGGCTCATCAACTGGAGGTCGAAGCCCTTGGCGCGGGAGAGGCGTAGGCGGATGGGGCGGGTCATGCCGCCCTCCTCTCGCCACGCCGCATCGGTGTGGTTGATGCGCGAGCAGCTCTGAGCCGACTCTGGCGCGCTGCCTCGATCTCCTGAAGTGCCTCGATGCGGTGGCCCATCTGGCGTGAGCAGCGTGCCAGGTCGAGCGAGACGGCCGCGGCGCGCAGCCACCACAGTCGCCAGCTCCATCGCCTCCCTTTGCGGCGGATACGGGGAAAGCGATCGCCGTTAGCCATGCGCGCCGCTCCTCCGCGTCAGGATCTGACCGCTGCCGCCGCATGCGGCGCAGGTGACGCTTCGGCCATCGTGGCTCTTGGTGATGCCCTTGCCGGTGCAGACGTCGCAGCGGGTGCGGATGTGCTGGTCGGTCTCGATCGTCGTCGGGCGGCGCGCCTCGGGCATGGCGTCGAAGATCGCGGGCGGGGTGGGCTTGCGCTTCATGGCTGGGCGCCACCGAAGAGCGGGAGAGGGGCATCGGGCTCCTCCGGCAGGGGCGCCAGGCTGGCGGGGTCCTCGGGCTCCAGCGTGCCGGTCTCGGCCCGGTAGCGGAAGCGGTGGGTGGTCCAGCGGACATAGCGGATGGAGTACTCGCCGGGCCAGCCCACGAAATCATCCACCATCTGCTCGACAGTGGGATAGGTGTCCTCCTCGCCGACGATCCAAGCATCCGTCGCCAGGTGCGGCATGGAGCGGGACACCGTGAAGGGCTCGCCGTCTTCGTCCTCGTCCGCATCGAAGATGGTGAGTGTGGCGTCGCCGAGGCTGTCCTGGCGCTCCATCATGATCAGCTCGCCATCGGCCAGACGCTCGCCCTCCGCCTCCTCCGGATCTTCGTCGGCAGGTACTTCGCCCTGCGAATTCAGCAGCGCGTGACCGCCCGGCACGATGCGCAGCCAGTCGCTCGGTTGCGCGAGGAGGTGCGGGACGTCAGCATCCAGAAGGTTATGCGGGGCCCACTTCGGCGCGCTCATGCCGCATCCCCCATCAGCTGATCGAAGAGCGTGGGCGCGTTCTGCTCTGCGCTGGTGAGGTGGCGGGTGGCCTGGCGCCAGTACTCCTCCTTCAGCTCGGTCCCGATGAAGCGGCGGCCGGCCTTCAGCGCGCCGTAGCCCTCGCTGCCGATGCCCATGAAGGGGCTCAGCACCACGTCGTTCGGGTTGCTGTAGAGCTTGATGGAGCGCTCGATGAGGTCCAGCGGCAGGGGGCAGATGTGCTTCTCATCACCCGGCGCGCGGATGGCGTTCAGCACGTTGGTCTCCCGCGTGTCCATCCAGACGGGCGAGGCGTATTTCTGCCACTGGTCGAGCGGGAAGTCCTCGGCCGTGTGGGTCACCGGCTCGATCGCGTCTTCCTCGCGCGCCCACTTGCGGAAGACCATCATGTATTCCGGCAGGCCCTGGCGGGAGAAGGTGCTGTCCGTGCGGAGCTGCTTGTAGAGCAGCCCGTGCGCCTTCGTCTTCGTCATCTCCCGCACCGGGCAGCGCCAGACGGTGATGCGCGAATGGAAGGTCCAGCCGGCCTCCTTGTGGGCGGCCACCAGCATGCCCGGGAAGTCCCGCAGGCCGGCGTCGAAGCCCGTCTGCGTTTTGTAGAACACCAGGTCCTTGCAATGGACGACGCAGAGGCGGCCGGGCTTCGTCACGCGATACAGTTCCCGCGCGAGGAAGCTGTAGTGCTTGAAGAATTCCTCATCGTCGGCCGAGTTGCCCATGTCGGCGATGCTGTCCGAATACACGTAGAGGCCGCTGAAGGGCGGGCTGAACACGCTCAGATGCACGCTCGCCTCGGGCAGTTGCGAGATCACCTGGACGCAATCACCGTGATAGGCGGCGAAGCGGTCGCCATAGCTGGCGTTCAAGCAGTCAACCATGCGGGCAGCCTCCCTTTGTGGCCTGGGGTGTAGTCGCGGAGCTGGACGGAGCGGCCGAGGGCGCGGCGCATCGCCGCCGCCATCGCGGCCTTCATGCGGGCGTGGTCCTGCGCCTTGCGGTCGATGACGCGGCCGATCTGATCCTCGCCCTCGGCGACGATGACATGCGCGTGCACGTCCCGCTGCTGCCCGAAGCGCCAGCAGCGGCGCACGGCCTGGTACCAGGCCTCATAGCTGAAGCTCCGGCCGACGAAGCCCATGCGCGCGCAGTGCTGCCAGTTCAGGCCATAGCCGCAGATGCGCGGCTTCGTGATCAGGTGCAGCGCCTGGCCATGGGCGAAGGCGGCCAGCGCCTCCTCCTTCGCCTCGATCGACATGCTGCCGCGCACCTCGATGGCGCCGGGCACGGCGGCGCGCACGGCGTCGGCCTCGTAATCCGTGTCCACCCAAAGCACCCAGGCCTCGTGCGGCTCGGCCGCCACCAGCGCGCCCACGACATCGGCGCGGGCCGTGATGGTCTGGCGCTTCACGTCGTGCATGGTGGTGGCCGAGATGTCGGGCGCGAACAGGCCGTCCTTCATGGGCTTCACATCGCCATGCGTCTTGTGGCGGTGGGAGATCAGCTGCGGCAGGACGTAGCGGCCGCCCTCGAAGCCGAGATCCTCCGGCGATTGCGCCATGCGCGCCCAGCTGGCCATCCAGTCCCAGAAATCGGCCTCGCCGTGGTTCTTCAGGCGGTACTTGCCCATGCTGGTCTGGTCGGTGACGAACCAGCGCATCAGCATCTCGTTGGAGGGCATGACGCCCAGGAATTCGGCGTGCTGGCCGAGCTCCATGTGGTCATTGGGCGCCGGCGTGGCGGTGGCGGCCAGGCGGTAGCGGTGGCCCTGGAAGGCGGCGATCAGCGCGCGGCTGGTGGCGCCGGTGAAGTTCTTGAGGATGCTGCTCTCATCCAGCACCACGGCCCCGAAGGCGGCGGGGTCGAGATCCTCCAGCCGGTCATAGTTGCAGATGGAGATGCCGGGGCGGACATCCTCCGGCCCGCGGATCACGCGGGCGTCATAGCCCAGGCGCTGGGCCTCCTCCTCGATCTGCCGGGCGACGGCCAGCGGCGTGAGGATCAGGGCGCGGCCATTCGTGCGCTCGAGCGCCACGTCCGCGAATTCCAGCTCGCACCGCGTCTTGCCGAGGCCGGTATCGAGGAAGAGGCCGGCGCGGCCCTGGGTGAGGCAGAAGGCCGTGCTGGCTGCCTGGAAGTCCGCCAGATGGGCGGGCATGGATGCGGCATCGGTGGGCGCGCCGAGGGCCGAGGCGCGGGGCGCCTTGCCGGCGAGGAATTGGGCGTAGGTGTCGAGCATGGCTCAGTCCACCTTCATCGGCATCAGGACGGCCGTGGCGCCCGGGCTGGCGATGCGGACGGGCTCCTTGCCGTCGATGACGTGCATCGTGAAGTGCTCGGGCAGGGCGCGGCAGAGATCGGCGAGGTAGCGCGCCTGGAAGGCTACCTGCAGATCCGCGCCCGCCGCCCAGGCCGCGACCTCGGGCGGGACCTCGACCTTGGTCTCGCCTTCCTCGGAGGAGCGGGCGCTGATGGTGAGGGGGAAGTCCATCCCGCCGCGGAAGGTGACGGGCAGGGACGGCTCCCGCCCGATGGCGCGGGCCTGCTGCACCAGGCCCGCGAGGGCGGCGGGATCGTGCACGTCGAGCAGGCTCCGCCCCGCCTCCTTCGGGATGACGCGGGCATAGTCGGGGAAGGTGCCGTCGATCGCCTTGCTGTCATGCGACCAGGTGGGGCGCTGGACGTGCAGGCTCAGCTCGCCCTGCTTGACGATCAGCGTCGCTTCGTCGGGCGTGTCGGCCAGCAGCTTCAGGATCTGCCGGACGGCATCCTTGTGCACGATCATCGCCAGCGGCGTGTCGCCTTCCGGGATGGGGGCGCTGAGCTGGATGAGGCGGTAGCCGTCGGTGGCGGCGGTGCGCAGTGCGGGCGACTCCAGATCATCCCACACATGGAGGAAGACGCCGTTGAGGTAGTAGCGCGTCTCCTCCTGGCTGATCGCGTGCTCGGCCCGGCCAAAGAGATCGCGGAAGGTGCCGACGGTGATGTTCCACTCCGCCAGCGCCTTGTGGGTGCGCGGCTTGGGGAAGTCCTTCGCCGGCAGCGTCTGCAAGCGGGCCTCCATCGTGGGGGTGGAGAGGATGGCGAGGTCGTTCGCTTCGTCGTGGCGCAGCGTCACCTCCACATCGGGCGGCAGGCTCTCCAGGATGGCGTTGGCGCGGTGGGCGCTGATGGTGAGCGGCGCAAGCTGGCCCTTGCAGGGGGCATAGGCCGTCACCCGCTCCTCCAGGTCCGTCCCGATGGCGGTGAGAATGCCGGCATCGGCGCTGATCAGCAGGTGGCGGAGGATGGGGATGGTGTTGCGCCGCTCGGTCGCGATGCTGGCGGTGGCGAGGGCCTGGCGCAGATGGCTGGCGAGGATGCGGGCAGAGTTATCGGACACGGCGGGTCTCCATGGCTTCTTGGCAGGGGCGGCAGGTGCGGGCTGAGGGGTTGGCGCGGCGGCGCGCGGCGGGGATGGGCTCCTCGCAGATCGTGCATTCGAGGGTGCCGGGCTGGCGCATCTGGCGGGTGACGGCGGCGAGGCTTTCCGCGTGGTGCGCCTCGGTCAGCGCGACCGCGCGGTCCATGTCGTCTGGCATCACGCGCCCCTTTGCGTGGTGGTGGGGGCGGGCTGCGCCAGGTGGGCCTCGATGCGCTCGGCGAGGGCGGCGTGCGCCTGGGCTACGAGTCGGTGCGCCTGGGCAAAGGGCGTCCGCTCCATGGCGCGATGCTCGGCCGCGACCTGGCGCAGCAGCTCGCGCGCCTCGGCCAGTTGCTGGGCCACGCGGGCGGCGGTGATGCGCTCAAGGTCCAGCGTGGTGCGCAGGGTGGCGCTCAGGATCTCTTCGGGGACGCCGCTCATGCTGCTTTCGCCTTCTTCTTCGACTGCTCATCACGGAGCTGGTTCACGATTTCCTGCGCGTATTCGGGGGAGAGGCCCCACTCCTCGGCGAGCCACGCCGCGCCGAATTCCTTCACGCGGAACTGCTCGCGCAGCTCGTGCAGCTCCTCCGTCGTCAAGGGGATGAAGGCGGTGGTGACGACGGGCGGCTTGGCCTTGGGCGGCTCGGCAGCCGGCGCGGCCTTCGGGGCCATCTGGGGCTGGCGCGAGCGGCTGGCCGGGGCGTCGGCGTATTCCTCCGGCACGGGCTCGCCGCCGATGGTGAAGCCGTGCGGGGCGGCGGCGGGGCGCCCGGCGATTTCGTCGCGCAGATCGTTCAGCATCATGTCGCAAAGCCAGGGCGGCAGGCGGAAGGTGGGGATATCCATCAGAAGGGCACTCCGTGGGTGATGAGCCACGCGCAGGCGAGGCCGAGGGCGGCGGCGCAGCAGTGCTGGCGCCAGGATGGGAGGAGGCGGCGGCGGCGCATCAGCGCGGCCCCAGGCGCGCAGTGTGACCCGCGGCCTCATTGGCCTCGGCCGCGGTGATCAGCGCGTCGAGCAGGGGCGCCCAGCCCCAGCGATCGCGCGCGGTGGGCATGGCGGCGTGCCACATGCGCAGGGACGCGGCCGGGACCGGGCAGGCGCGGAGGAGAGCGCGGGCGTGGGCGATGCGCTCGGCCTCGGGCGCGGCCTGGATGGGGGCGATGCGCGCGGCGAGCGTGGCATCGGCGTGGCGGGGGATGGCGTTCATTCCGCCTCTCCATCTGCGTCTTCGACCACGGGCAGAATGGCAGCCATCTCGGTTTTGCAGCGTGTCAGCAGCGTCAGGAAGCCGAGCTTCGTGAGGATGACCTTGCGCGTGCCGGGGCTCAGCTCGGCCGGGCGGGTGGCTTCGGCGAGGCCGAGCTTGATCAGGCCCGCCAGCAGGCCCTCGCGGTGGCGCATGTTGAAGGTCAGGCTGCCGCCACAGCAGAGCGTCATCTCGGCGAGGGCCAGCATCTCGGCCAGCTGCTCGCCGGTCAGCTTCGGGGCGAGTGCCGCGCGCTGCATGCCGAGGTCGAGGCGGCGCCTCATGCGCCGCTCCCGCTGTAGATGCGGTACATCTTCGTCGGCGGGCCGGGCTCGGCCAGCAGGGGCGCCAGCGTGTTCCGGAGGTCGCCCGCGCGGCGGGTGAGGATCGCGGCCTCGGTGTTGTCCGTCGTGGCGGCGGCGGCTTCGGTCAGCCAGTCGGCCAGGACCAAGAGGTGCTCACTGGTGGTGCCGCTGGTGGTCAGCATGCGCTTGATCAGCCGATGCAGCGCGGCATCGGTGGCGATGGCGGCGCTCATCGGGCCGCGCTCCGGCGCGGGCACCAGCCGGGCGGGCGGTCATCGCGCTGCCACTCCCAGCTGATGCGGCGCGGGCCGCCCTCGGTGCCCAGGCAGCGGGCGCTGGTGCCGTGCGGGCCGAGCGTGCCGGCGGGGTGGTGACGCGTGACCAGGTGGGTGCAGCCGATGCAGCGCAGCGGCTCAGGCGGGGCAGCGGCAACGCTGGCCGCGATCATGGCAGGGATGGTGAGCATCAGGGCCTCCAACGCCGCGACGTGCGGCGATGGGGCTAAAGCCTGATGCGTTGCATGTGCATTGTCAACTGCAAATGCACATGCCTTTGCAGATTAGCCGATGCTGGCCTCGGGCCATTCCAGGACGCGATGTACGCCCAGGACCCGTTCGCGCGGGACCGCCTCAGTTTCACCGCCGTCATACGGCGTCAATCTTAGGCTTCCGTCGCGATTGCGCGCGGCGATGCGCCGGATGCGGAAGACGCTGCGCGGATGGTTGGGGTCCCGCGGGTGAGATAGCTCGACCAGGGCGTGGTCTCCGGCCGAGGCGAAGCGGGTGGGGTCGATGTAGACGAGCTCATTCGGCTGCCGCCATGGCGCCATGGAGGCGTCGGGCATGCGGACGGCATAGACGCGCATGTTGTGGGCGATACCGGGTAGGCGCGGCGCAATATCTGTCGGCTGGTCATTCCGCAGAAAATCGCCGTGATCCGATGCCGCGTAGAGCGAGAAAAGCGGGACGGTGCCCGGCCGCTCCTCGGCGGCCTGGTCGCTCGTCGGCTCCATTCCTCGCGCAGCTGCTGCCAGCTCGGGTGGCAGTGGAACGCGCGAAACCTGCTCCACCGCGCGGAGGGTGCTGGGGCGCAGGCTGTGCTTGTCGTCGTCTCGGGACATGAACCTGGTCAGCGTTGTGGGGGCCAGTTTCGCGCGACGGGCAATCTCGGTGAGCGTGAGACCTGTCTCGCGAGTGACACGTTCCAGGTAATCTCTTTCCGGCGTGTTCGCAATGTGTTCTTGCGTGTGCATATTCATGGCCTCTATCCGGGCGCGCAGCCCAGGCGGCGGGCCGCTTTGCGCCATGCCGCGAGTCTTCCCTCTCGGCATGTGCAATGCAGCGAAGATAGGGCTTGACGTTTCTATGTGCATTGCAGATGCTTATGCACATGGACAATCTGAGCCAGCGCATCGACGCGATTGAAGCACGGCTGAAGACGCGCGGCGTCTCGGTCGCCCGCATGCTTCGGCATGCCGATATCACCTCCTCGACCTGGACGCGCTGGAAGGCCGGCACGACGGCGGCGCCCCGCGGGCAGGTCTGGGCGCGGGTCGAGGCGGCAGCGGATGAGCTGACGCGGCCTGCGGTGCAGAAGAGTGAGGCTGCGTGATGTCACGGGCGCTGCATGCCGATGTGCGTCATGGCCAAGATCGCGGCGCGGGGGTGCAGAACAAGGCATCGTGCGGGGTTGGTTGTGCCGGAGTTCATGATCTGCACGGCGGCCAGGCTGCGCGCGGCGCGGTAAAACCCGCGCGCGTCGTCGTTGGGCGTCACCCTCTGCACCTCGGCTGCGTGAGCGGCCAGCATGCGGGTGATGCCGCTTTTCGCGATCCCATCGGCCGATCCCAGGCACAGATCGGAATAGGCGAGCAGAAGCGCTTCTCGCTCACCCAGCAGGGCCAGGTAGCTGTCGGCCGAGCTGGTTGGTTGCGCGATCGCCGCGCTGCTGAGTGCGACGGCCGCCAGCAGCGCTATGTGCATCTTCATCATGCGATCCGCCCTCCCTTGGCGGCTTGGCATCATGCCCGCGCATCGTTGGTCTCCGCCACACTGAACTCGATCGAGGCGGCGTGATGTCACCGCGAGCGGGCCGGAAATCCACATCAACCCCTCAGGAGATGCGCGATGTCGCACCCGTCGATTACCAATCTCTGCGCCGAGCTCCTGCTGGAAATCCGGCGGCTGCGCGAGGAGTGGCGGTTGCAGCGACTGACGCGCGTTCGGCTGGAATTGAGCAGTGGGCAAGGCATGATGCTGCCCCCGGAGCAGGAGGCTGCGCGAGAGCGCTGGTTGATGGGCGAGGCCGATCAGCGCTGACCGCGGCGCGTTGTCGTCTCGGCCGGGAATGGCAGGTTGCGCACCCGCTCCGTGGTCAGACAACCCTTCGTGTCGCAGCGCAGCCGGATCGCCTCGCCCCACAGGGTGTTGCCAGCCCCCGGCAGGTCGGTGATCTGCAGGATGGTCAGCTTCTTCCCGCACGCCGTGCAGCGCAGGGGATTGAGGCCAGTGCTGCGCATTTCGGCGATCTCCTTCCGCATCCGGGGCAAGGCCACCAAGGCGGACAGCCATTGCCACGGCCATTTCAGCGCTGCGAGCGTCGTCGCTCCAAGATCCATCCGTCACGATCCTCCTATGCAGCGGCATGGTGCCAGCCCTCCCGCGCTAAATCCACATCACTGAGCGAGGCCGCGCCATGACGTGCATCGTCGCGATGACCAATGGCGGCGCCGTCGTCATGGGGGCCGATTCCTGCGCTGGTGACGGCTCGTTCTCCGCGCCGCGCCTGGACCGCAAGGTCTTTGTGACGCAGGCCGGGGGTGGGCTTCTCATGGGCTTCACCAGCTCCTTCCGCATGGGCGATCTGCTTCGGTACCGCCTCGATGTCGCGCGCCGTCACCCTGACGTGCCGCTCGATCGTTGGATGCGGACCGACTTCATCGACGCCGTGCGGGCCTGCCTCCGGGCTGGCGGCTACCTGCATGCGAGCAACTCCGTTGAAAGCGGCGGCGTCTTCATGGTGGCGGCCGAGGGGCGCCTGTTCGTCGTGGATAGCGACTTTCAGGTCGGCGAGTACGCGGGCCCGTTCTTTGCGGTGGGGTGCGGTGACCGCTTCGCGCTCGGCGCCTTCCATGCGGCTCAACGCCTCCAGGGCGCTGCCGTCACCGTGGATGACATGCGGGCGCGCTGCGAGATCGCGCTGGGGGCTGCTGCCGCGTTCAGCGGTTATGTCCTGCTGCCGTTCCATTACGAGGTCGCGATCACGCTGTCGGCCTCGAAGGAAGCTGCGTGATGCGTCAGCCCCAGGCTCTTCGCGATGCCATCGCCCGCGTCGTCTCGGGCGTCATCGCCGTGCGGCACGCGACCGAGATGGAAAAGGAAAGGGCGCAGCCGGTTGCAGCCGGCCGCGCCCTGGGTGGTGGTGACGTTCGGAAGGTTCGTCGTCGTCCTGGTGCAGTGCATGCCCCCTTATCGCCGGAGCGCATGACATGAGGCTGTCAGAGTTTGCCACGAACGTGGCGCGATTCACGCAAGAGGCTGTCGCGGATTTCATCGCCGAGCATGGGCGCGGCCCCGGACTGCATGAATTCGCCCGCGCCGTCGGCATCACCGAGCGGCGCGCGCGCAGCCTGGCCGAGGGAACGGCCGGGCGTATCGACGCCTGCGAATACCTGGCCGCGCAGCAAGCGCGCGCCAGTCTCCTCCGCCGCCGCATCGAGCGCGCGCGACACAACCTTCAAATGATCGAGGCGATGCATGGGGTGGATCTGGAAATGGGGCTCCATGCTTCTGCTCTGGCTGGGGTGGGCGCTGGCGCAGGAGGGCGAGACCTGGGCGCAGCGGTTCGCGGCCTGGATCGCCCGTAAGCCGCGCATGAGCGAAAAGCAGGCCATCTTCCTCTGCGCCATGCTGTGGTGCGCGGCCTGCGTCTCCGTCGTGCTGATCAGGGCGGCCGCGTGATGGTGCTGCAATCGCTACTCTTCGCCGGCGGCGTGGTGCTGGGCTTTGGCCTGATGACGTTGCTGCCGCGCTGGATGCAGGTGCTGTTGATCGGCTGCGGCCTGATCGGCGCAGCGGTTGTGCTCTCGGAGGCGGCGAGCCGCCTCGATGGCGGGCTGCTGCTGGGCGGGCTGATGCTGGTGGCGGGGCTGGTCGGCCTCGATCGCATCCTGGTCTCGCTGCGGCGCCCGATGGTTTCTTCCCCTTCCGGCCAAGCCCCCGGCGGCGCGCATGCGCCCGGTGAGGCCGGCGAGCGCGACGGCGAGCGAGACGCGCCGAACCTCCCTGGCATCCATGCAACTGCGGGGCGCGCCGGGCGCCCTCGCTCCTTTTCGGAGGTGTCGCGCTGATGGAATGGACAGTGGCCGCGATGGCTGAGCTGCGCCGGCTGTGGTGCGAGACGCCGCTCTCGACGGCGGCGATCGGGCGCGAGCTGGGCGGCATCTCGAAGAACTGCGTGGTGGGCAAGGCGCACCGCATGGGGCTGCCGGCCCGGCCGAGCCCCATCAAGCGCGGTGATGACCTGGCGCCGGCGCGGCGCATGGGCCAGCGCCGGCGGGCGCTGCCGGTGGGTGCGGCCCTGCCGGCGATGCCGGGTGACGTGCCGCGCCAGGTGGTGGCGCCGCCCGCGCCCCCCGTGCCTGTCCCCGTGCATCCACTGGTGCGGCTGGGTGGTGGGTGCCGCTGGCCGGAAGGTGATCCGCGCAAGCCCGGCTTCCGCTTCTGCAATGCCGCCGATGTGGTGCCGGGCAAGCCATACTGCGCCAAGCATTGCGCGAAGGCCGTCGGGAAGCCGCTGGTCAGCGCCGCGGCCATGGCGCCGCGCGGGTGGGTCGCATGAGTGGCCACATGCGCATGGCGGTGGAGGTCGCGCTGCATGCGGGCGCGCCGGTCATCATCCGCTTCGGCGGCGGCGTCGGCCTCGCCGCGCTGGCCACGGCGCTCGGCATGATGCTGGTCGAGCGGCACCGCACCACGATGCGGGCGAATCCACGCGCCCTGCAGGATGAGCTGCGCCAGCTCCAGGGCGCGCTGGAAGATGGCGTGACGGGCGCCGTCGAGGGCATGCCGCCGGGTCGCGTGCCCTGATGAGCGAGGCGCTCCTCGACAGCGTGGGCGTGTTCAACCGCCTCCAGGCCGCATGCAAGGCGGCGGGTGGGCAGCAAGCCTGGGCGGCGCGCCATGGGCTCTCGGCCAGCTACGTTTCGGACGTGCTGAACGGCCGGCGGGATCCGGGCGAATCCATCCTGCGCGCGCTCGGGCTGGCCAAGGTGGTGCGCTACGTCATTCAGCGAAGGGTGAATGGGTGAGCGCGGCCGTCTCCTCCCCCGTCGCCCTCTCGCCCACCGCCGCGCGCGAGCTGGCGCGTGAGATGCTGCTGGGCCAGCACTCCGTGTCCTTCACGGCCGATTACACTGGCCTGCCGGAGGCGCGTGTGGATGCCATGGCGCGGGCGCTGCACGCGGCCAAGCGCATCCCGCGGGTGCGGCCATGAGCCGCCTGCCGGAAGCCCTGATGGAGCGGCTGCGTATGGCGCTGCCCATCTCCTCGCTGGTCGCGCAGCGGGTGCCGCTGAAGCGCACGGGCAAGACGCTCTCGGGCCTCTGCCCGTTTCACAATGAGCGCACGCCCTCCTTCACGGTGAATGACCAGCGCGGGACATTCCACTGCTTCGGCTGCTCGGCGCATGGCGACGTGTTCGGGTGGTTCATGCGCACCGAGGGCCTCAGCTTCCCCGCCGCGATCGAGCGTGTGGCCAGTGAGGCCGGGATTGATCTGCCCGAGCGGCCGCGCCACGCGCCGCGCCCGGCGCCGGCCCCGCCTGAGCCCGCGGCCCCACGCCTGCCGACGCAGCGCGAGATCGAGGCGGCCGAGCGCCGCGCCTGGCATATCGGCGCGGCGGCGCGCATCTGGGCGGCGGCGGGGCCGCTGAACGGGATCGCGCGTGCCTATCTGACGGGCCGGCACCTTTGGCCCCTGCCGGATGAGGCGCACCAGGTGCTGCGCTCGACGCAGCTCAAGCATCCGGCGACGGGCCTGGTGCATCCCGTGCTGCTGGCGCGGGTGGATGGGCCGGATGGCAGCCTGCGGGCCGTGCATCGGACCTATCTGACGGCGGAGGGGGTCAAGCTCTCGGGCGCGGATCAGGATGGGCATGCACTCAACGCGAAGCTGGCGCTGGGGCCGATCGATGGTTGTGCGATCCGGCTCTCGCCGCCCGTGCCGCATCTGGGCTTCGCCGAGGGCATCGAGACGGCGCTGGCGGCCTGGAAGCTGACGGGCGTGCCGTGCTGGGCCTGCATCTCGGCTGGGGAGCTGCAGCGCCAGGCGCCGCCCTTCGATGTCGGGCGCGCGACGATCTTCGCGGACCGCGATGACCCTAAGGGCAAGCCGGAGGGCACGGGGCTGCGCGCGGCGCGTGTGCTCCAGGCCGAGCTGCGCCGGCAGGGCGTGCCCTCTGAGATCCGGCTGCCGAGCGAGCCCTGGGGGGATTACGCGGACGTGCTGGCCGATCTGGTGAAACGAGAAGAACGGGAACGGGCGTGAGCGAGAAGGATGATGGCGGTCCAGTTTTTCCGTGCGGCGTGCCGCAGAAGCCGCGGTATCCCGGGCATCTGCCACAGTTGATTCCCTCCACGGGCATGTCGCTCCGTCACTGGTTTGCAGGTCAGGCGCTCGCGGGCCTTTGCGGGCAGATCGATATGTGGAATGCGTCGAAGCGCGACATTGATTTGGTTGCTGCGCAGTCCTTTGAGATTGCCGATGCCATGCTCGCTGACCGCGCCGGGACTGAGGCATGAGCGCCGTCGTGAAATTCCCGCACGGCTTCGATGGCCCCCCGCCCCCTCCTCCGCCCGAGGAGCCGCCGCCGCCGGAGCGGGAGGCCGATGGCTGCCCAGTGGGCTTTCTGGGGCAGCTCGGCGATGGGTTCTTCTTCTTCGACTATCTCGGCCAGCTGCGCGAGCTGACGGCCCAGAAGATCGGCCAGGCCGCGCAGATCGCGGCGCTCTTCGGGGGTGCGGGCTGCGAGTGGCTCGCCGATAGGTTTCCGGCGCGGAACAAGGAAGGCGAGGTCATCCCGGGGCAGTTCGCCGTGCGGCGGGTCAACCTCTGGATTATTGAGGAATCGGGGCGGCTCGGCCTGTTCAACCCGGAGATGCCGCGGCGGGGCATCGGCGTCTGGCGCGTTGGGCCTCGGGTGGTGCTGCACCTCGGCAATACCATCCGCTGGGGGCGCGCGAAGCCGGAGGAGATGGACGCCTGGCGCAAGCCGGGCTTCCGCGAGGATGGCGCGCTTTGGCCCGCGCTGCCCCCGGCGTCACGGCCGGCGCGGCCCGCCAGCACGGCGCAGATGGGTCAGCTGCAGACCATGCTGCGCCGCTGGAACTGGCGCGACCCGATGGGCGCGGAGGTCATCTTCGGGCTCTGGGCAGCCTCGATGATGGGGGCCGCGATTCCGTGGCGCCCGCATGGCTTCATCGTGGCCGAGCACGGCTCGGGCAAGTCCACCCTGTTCGAGCTGCTGGGGGCGGCCAGCCCGCTCTCCACGCTGATGGACAACTACACTGAGGCGGGCATCCGGCAGACTATTACGGGCTCGGCCTGCGGCGTCCTGCTGGACGAAGCGGATCCCGATGACCCCCAGGCGGCGGAGAAGCTTCAGCGCGTCATCGCCTTCATCCGCCTGACCTCGGGCGGCAAGGGCGCGACGACGGTGCGCGGCGGGGCGGGCGGGCAATCGCAGACCTTCCGCGCCGTGGCGAGCTTCCTGATGTGCGGCACGCTCTCGCCCAACCTGCTGCCGGCCGATGCCTCGCGCATCACAAGCCTGGGGCTTTCCACGCTGCCCCGGGGCGCGGTGGCGCCGACGGAGGCGGAGGTGGAGGAAATCCGGGCCATGGGGCCGGCGCTGCTGGGCCGCGTACTGGAAGCGCTGCCGCGCTTCCCCGCGGCCTTTGAGGCGGCGCGCCAGCAGATCATGGCGCGGGATGGCGGCAGCCAGCGGGTGGCGGACCAGATGGGGGCCATCCTCGCAGCGCGCTGGGTGGTGCTGCATGACGAGGCCTTCCCCGCGATCAACGACGAGCTGGACGATCTGGCCTGGGCCATGCCGGGCGATGCCGAGCGCGAGCTGGACAGCGCGCCCCGGCAGTGCTGGCACCACCTGCTGGATTCAGGCCTGGAGAGCTACCGCAAGGGCGACCGGCCCACGGTGCGCAGCACCATCATCGCGGCCATGCAGACCGAGGGTGTGCCCGAGGATGCCAGGCGAGACCTGTTCGACCATGGCATGCGCGTCGGCCCCTATCCGCTGAGTGAGGGCGGGCCGCCGGGGCTCTACGTCCGGAACAAGCATCCGCGCCTGGCGGCCATCTTTAAGGGCACGCGCTGGGAGGGCGGCAAGTGGGGCGAGGAGCTGTCCCGATTGCGGGAGGGCGATGCCTGCGCGGTTAAGCCGCCGCTCCCTGTGACCCTCGCGGTGCGGGAGAAGCATCGGTGCGTCTGGGTGCCGGGCGAGTTCCTGCCGGTGCGGACGGATTGGCGCGATGGAAGGGACGCAAGGGACGATGGCCCTGAGTGAGCGTCCCTTCCCAAGCCCTTGATTTCGCACGCAAGGGACAGAAGGGACGCAAGGGACAGTCAATCCCTACACATGTGTGCGGGCGCGCATGTATGGCGCAAATGGTGCGTCCCTCCCGTCCCTTCTGTCCCTTTCCTTTTATTTGAATAGGTTAGGAAGGGACAAGGAGGGGACAAGCAAGGGACACGGGATATCGGATCGGCAATTGGTCAGGAGGGTGGGATGGACATGATGGTGGCACAGACGGTTCGGGCCTCGGCGTTGCAGCGCCAGCCGATCGATATCGAGGATCTGCTGGTCTGGACCTATCGGGACCAGCGGGCGGATGTGGTGATCGAGCGGGGTATCGGCCTCTTCGACCAGGAGGGCGAGGCGGATGGCATCGTGAAGCAGCGCGAGGCCGCGTGCGGTGTGCTGGCGGTCGCGCGCTCCTGCCTGCTGGGCGGGCGGGTGGATGGGGGTGGGCGTTCGGCCGGGGCGCTGGATGAGGATGCCGAGCTGGTGCATCGGGCCGTAATGCGGCTGACCGATCGGGTGCAGGGGCTGCCGCGCTGGCGGCTGGTGATCCAGAACGCGGCGCGGAGCGAGCGGCCGGACGCGATGGTCACTGCGGTGCCGCGGCCGGTGGCGTTGCTCCAGCGGGATGGGCGGCCGGTGGTGAACTGGTCCGACAAGGGGAAGCGCTACGGCAGCTGCCCGGTGGAGTATGCGCCCTCTGCCGCTTTGATCCTTGCGGCGCAGGCGGAGTATGCGGCCTGGCACTCGGCACTGATGCTGCTGGCCCTGGCGCTGCAATCCGAGCGGCTGTCGCGGTGGTTTCCGCTGCGGCCTTCGGCGCCGGCGCGGCCTTGGCTCGGATGATGCTGGACGTGCGGCGCGGGGCTGCGGCAGTGTTCGGCCATGTGGAGGGTTGTGATCCTGGCCGGGCTGCTGGCGGCGCCAATGGGCGCGTGGGCGCAATCGTGCGCGGGTATCTCCGATCCTTCGGCGCGGTTGGAGTGCTACGATCGGCAGAGGGGCAGCGGGCCTCGGCAGGTGGCGCCGCCAGCGGCGGCGAACAGCGGGAGCTGCACGCCGGCAAGCCCATGCGTTGGGCCGAGGGGTGGGAGGTACTACATCACGCCGTCAGGGACGAAGCGTTACCTGCCTCGGTAACTTGGGGCTTGACGTGCGACGGTGATCTTGACAAAAGGGGGCAGCGATTGGTGCGCCCGGTGGAGGAAACTCCCCGGGCGCTTCGCGTTTCGGGGTGGTGGCGCGGCCCCCCCCCATGGGTGGGTCCTTCCCCATTCGGCCCGTATGCGGGTAACCAGCGCGCGCAAGCTTGGTAGTGGGGGTTGCGGCAGAGGGTGCAACGCGCAACGCCAGTTGCACAACCCGCAACGGGGGTCGAAATGCCACGCCTGACCATCACGGAGATCGCCTCCCGCGTCGGCGTCCACAAATCCACCGTCTCCCGTCAAGCGCGAGCGCGCGGCCTGGTCGGCGAAGACGGCAAGGTTGATCTCGAACAGTACCAAGCCCTGCGGAACACGGATCTCGACCCCGCTCTGCAAACAACCGGCGCCGCCCTGCCGCGCGCGCTGGTCATTGACCCGGATGCGCCGCAGCTCGCGGTCGAGCGGGTCCGCAAGCTGGCTGCTGAGCGTGAGCGCGCTGAGATTGAGCTCAAGGCGCGCAAGGGCGAGCTGGTATCCGCCTCGGATGTCGCCAGCTCCGAGGAAGATGTCTGGCGCATGGTGCGGGACAAGTTCATGGCCGCACCTCGCGCCTGGGCCGATGGCCTGCTCGAAGTTACCGAGTCGGCCGTCATGGAGGCGCGCCTCCGCCGCTTGTTCAACGCCGCCCTGCGCGAGATCGCCGAGACCCTGGAGCGCGACGAAGACGATGCCGCTGGACGGTCTGACGAGCGCGCGCCGACTGGTGCGCCAGGCGGCAGCGCGGGGGCTCAAGCCGCCGCCTGACCGCACGCCGGCGGAGTGGGCGGATGCAAAGCGATTCCTGGGGTCTGATGAAGGGCCTCACCCTGGGCCGTGGCGCACCAGCCGCACGCCCTATCTGCGCGAGGTGATGGAGGCCTGCGGAATCACCCACCCGTCGCGGCGGGTCACGCTGCTGGCCTCGGCGCAGGTGGGCAAGACGAATGTCGAGCTGAACGTCCTCGGCCAGATCATTGACGAGACGCCGTGTAAGGTCCTGTTCGTCGTGCCGTCGCTGGATGAGGCCGGCGCCTTCAACCGGGAGAAGCTGGAACCGCTGCTGACCAACACGCCGGCCGTCAAGGCCAGGGTGCGCCCGCTGACCAGCCGGGACGAAACGGGCAGCACCACGCGGGTCAAGAAATTCCCGGGTGGCTCCATCGAGCTAACCGGCGCCAACTCCTCCAAGGGGTTGCAGATGCGCTCGGTGCCGGTGGTGATGCTGGACGAGATCGCGGAGTTCCCGTTCGACGTGGACGGCCGCGGTGATCCGGTGGCGATGGCCGAGGCCCGGACCATGGCCTTTACGGGGCGCGAGAAGATCATCGCCGTCAGTACGCCTGGCACGAAAGGCTCCTGCCGGATCACGGCGCGCTATGAGGAGGGCTCGCGCGCGCTGTTCCATGTGGCGTGTCCGCATTGCGACCACCGCCAGCCGCTGGTCTTTGAGAACCTGCGCTGGCCAAAGGGGGAGCCAGGCCGCGCTGAGTATCACTGCTCCGGCTGCGGCGTGGGAATCGACCACCGCGCGAAGAAGGACATGCTGGCCGGTGGCGTGTGGGTGCATGAGCGGCCGCACCTGGCCGAAGTGCATCCGAGCTATCGGATCAACGCGCTTTACTCGCCCTTCGTGCCCTGGTCCTGGATCGCGGATCAGCGAGAGAAATCGGCCGATGATCCGGTCAAGGACAAGGTGTTCACTCAGCAGGTTAAAGGCGAGGCGCATGAGCCCCGCTATGACGTGCCGGCGCACGAAACCCTCTGGCGGCGGCGTGAGGCCTGGCCGGCCAAGCGCATCCCGCCGGGCTGCCTGTTCCTCACCATTTCGGTTGACGTGCAGGGCGACCGCCTCGAGTGGGGCGTCTATGCCTTCGACCGGCACTTCGGTCAGTGGTGGGTGGATGGGGGCATCCTGGAGGGGGACCCGAACCTCGATCCGGTCTGGCTCGACCTGGATGAGGTGCTGGGGCGGCGATGGAAAGACGCCTGGGGGCGGGAGTGGGCGCCCGAATCCATGGGCATCGATTCCAGCTACCTGCCCCAGCGCGTCTATGCCTATGCGCGGCGGCATGCGCACCGCGCCTCGCCCCGCGTCATGGCCCTGGATGGGCGGCCGAAATGGGGTGAGCCGCCAATCGGCAAGCCCACGCCGCAGGATGTGGATTATCACGGCCGGAAGATCGGCATGGTGCAGCTCTGGCCCGTCGGCACCTGGGACCTGAAGACGGAGCTCGCCAGCGCGCTGCGCCTCACTGAGATGGGGCCGGACGCGGGCGGCACCTGGCCGAAGGGGGCGATGCGCTTCCCGCAGGCGCTGGACATGGGCTTCTTCGAGCAGCTCACGGCCGAGGCCTGCCAGGTGGTGGAAACGCGCGGCGGCTTCGAGCTGCGCAAGTGGATCAAGATCAGGTCACGCAACGAGCAGTGGGACATTGCCGTCTACTGCCGCGCGCTGGCGCGGCACGCGACGGTCGGATTCAGCGATGCCGAATGGGCCGCGCTGGAGCGGGAGCGCCTGGGCCCGCCCGAGGCCGCGCAGGCTGACCTGGATGCGCTCTGGGCGCCGGATCTGAGGGCGCAGGCGGAAGCGGCCGTCGAGGCCCAGGCGCTGGAGGCTGAGCGCCGTGCGGCGCCGCGTCCGGCGCGACGGGATGAGGATGATCGCGGCGACTTCATGGAGCCGCGCGACGATTTCATGTGAGGGTCAGATGGCAGTCACGCAGGCGGATCTCGACACGGTGACGCGCGCGATCGCCACGGGCGAGCGCCGCGTGAAGTTCAGCGACGGGCGCGAGGTGGAGTATCGCAGCGTGGCCGATCTGCGTGACGCGCTGGCCCTGCTGCGCACCGAGCTGAACGCCACCGGCGCCCCGGCGGACCGCGACATCATGACCAGCTTCGAGCGCGACTGATGAACCTGCTCGACCGCGCCATCTCGATCTTCTCGCCCGAGGCGGGGCTGCGTCGTGCTCTGGCGCGCCAGACGCTCGACGCGGTGCGGGGCTATGAGGGGGCGAAGAACACCCGCCGCACCAAGGGCTGGCGCCCGGGGCGCGAGGGCCCGAACACGGAAGTGGCGCGCGCTCGCACCACCCTGCGCGACCGCTCGCGTGACCTGGTGCGCAGCAACCCCTGGGCTGCCGATGCGGTGACGAAGCTGGTGGATTACCAGATCGGCACCGGCATCCGGCCCCGGGCGCGCACCGGCAACAAGGCGCTGGACAAGCGCGTCAACAAGGCCTTCGCCGAATGGGCCGCGAAATGCGACGTGACGGGTGAGCTCGACTTCTGGAACGTCCAGGCCGCCATCGCGCGCAGCCGCATCGAGGCGGGCGAGGGGCTGGCGCTGTTGGTCAAACCGACCGCGGCCGAGATGCGCCAGGCCGGGCTGAAGGTGCCGCTGCAGCTCCAGCTGGTAGAGCCGGACCTGCTGGCAGGCAACTGGCCTGTGCAGGCCTCGGCCCCCGGCAACCGGGTGCTGGATGGGGTGGAAATCACTCCGCAGATGCGCCGCGTGGCGTATCACCTCTATGCCGAGCACCCGGGCGAGATGATCTACCCGAGTGTGCTCCAGCGCACGGAACCCGTGCCGGCCGAGCGTGTGCTGCACATCTACCGCGCCGATCGCGTGGGCCAGCTGCGCGGTGTGCCTGACATGGCGGCGGGCCTGATGCGCCTGCGGATGCTGGATGAGCTGGAAGACGCCGTGATCGAGCAGGCAAAGGTCGCGGCGCTGCTGGCGGCCTTTACCGTGTCGCAGGGTGGCGCGGGCATGGGGCCGATGGCCGCGGCCAAGGATGGCGAGACGGGCGAGCGGCGCCGCACCATGTCGCCCGGCATGATCCATGCCCTCGCGCCAGGCGAGGATGTGAAGTTCAACGCGCCGCCCTCCGCCGGCGGCGTGCCGGAGCATCTGCGGCATCAGCTGCGCGCCTTCGCGGCCGTGATGGGCCTGCCCTATGACCTGCTGACGGGGGACCTGACGCAGGCCAACTATTCGAGCCTGCGCGCCGGGCGTCTGGCGTTCAAGCGCCGACTCGAGGTGCTTCAGTGGATGCTGCTGATCCCGAAGCTCTGCCAGCCGATCTGGGATGCCTGGGTGCAGGCGGCCATCATGGCGGGCGTCCTGCCGGAGCGCGCGGGCGGTTACCCCTGCGAGTGGGGCCCGCCGCGCTTCGAGCTGCTGGACCCGCTGGCCGAGGCCAAGGGCATCGAGAAGGAAATCCGCCTCGGCCTCAAGACCGAGCCGCAGGCCATCAGCGAAGCGGGCTGGGACCCAGATGAGCAGCTGGACGAAATCACCGCGTGGAACGCGCGGAAGGATGCCGTGGGCATCGTGACCGATTCCGATCCGCGCAAGGTGGCCGGCAACGGCCAAGTGCAATCCCTGCCGGCCGATCCGGCCGCGGCTGACACGACGGCCAGCACAGGAGCCTGAACATGATCATCGAGACGCGTCGCGCGCCCCTGCCCCAGGCGGGGGACGCGCATCGCCTGCTGGCCGAGCCCTCGGCCGAATTCGCGCCCAGCACCTATGACGCTGAGGCCGGCACGGTCGAAGTGGTCTGGAGCACGGGCGCCGAGGTCCGCCGCTACGACTGGTGGCGAGAGCGATACTACATGGAGGCGCTGGACCTGAAGGGCTGCCGCATGGAGCGGCTGAACGCCGGCGCGCCGCTGCTGCTGGATCACTACGCCAGTATCCGCAACGTGGTGGGCTCCATCGTGCCCGGCTCGGTGCGGATGGAGGGCAAGAAGGGCGTGGCCACGCTGCGCTTCGACCGCTCCAGCGAGGACGGCCAGGCGGCCGAGGCCAAGGTGGCGGGCGGGCACGTCCGCGCCGTCTCCATCGGCTACTCCATCCACAAGACCGAGGTCGAGCGTGCCATGGGCACGCAGGCCGAGCCCGACCGTGTGACCGTCACGGATTTCGAGCCCTACGAGATCAGCCTGGTGGCGGTGCCCGCGGATGCGGGTGCCGGGCTGCGCAGCCATCCGGCTGCCCCCACCGCACCGAAACCCACCACCCAGGAGGGCCGCATGGCCGAACGCAACCAGCCGGGCAGCGAGCCCGAGAACACCAACCCGCCCGCGCCGCCCGCCCCGGTGGCCGAGCGCCAGACGCCCAAGGGGGCGACGATGGAGGAGGTCCTCCTCATCGCGAAGCGCGCCGGCCTCGGCCTCGAGTGGATCGAGAGCATGACCGGCAAGCCGCTGGATGAGGTGCGCGACACCGCGATCGATGCCGTGGCCGCCCGCTCGCGCCCCATCGCGCAGACGCCCACCCCCTCGGGCGACGATCCGAATGCAATCCGCGAGGCGCTGTCCGATGCCATCGCGGTGCGCTTCCAGCGGGCCCACAAGCCGGCGAACGACCATTACAGGAAGTATGCCGGCTGGCGGATCAGCGACATGGCCCGCGCGCTGCTGGAAGCCCAGGGCGAACGCAACCTGCCGCGCAACCCCGTCGCCTTCGCCGAGCGTGCCTTCCACACGACCAGCGACTTCCCGCTGCTGCTCTCGGCCTCGGCCAACAAGATGCTGCTGGCGACCTACAACCTGGCCACGCCCACCTATCGCAAGATCGGCGCGCGGAAGGTGTTCAACGACTTCAAGCCGCACCGCTTCCTGCGCGCGGGTGATTTCCCGAACCTCACCGCCGTGGCCGAGAATGGCGAGATCCAGGTCGGCACCATCGGCGAGAGCCAGGAGCTGGTCACGCTGGCCACCTTCGGCCGCCGCGTCCGCGTCACGCGCCAGGTGCTGATCAACGACGATCTGAGCGCCTTCGGCGACTTCGCCGGCATGATCGGCCGCCGCGTGGTGGATTTCGAGAACCGCACCTTCTACGCGGTGGTCAACACCGCCTCCGGTGCGGGCCCGACGCTGGTGACCGGCAACGCGGCAGTCTTCGCGACGGCGGCGGGCCGCGCCAACCGCGCCGGCACGGGCGGCGTGATCGACGTGGCGAGCATCGGCGCCGGCCGTGCCGCGATCATGAAGCAGACCTCGGTCGATGGCCTGCAGGTGGGCATCCTGCCGAGCATGCTGCTCTGCGGCCCGGATTACCTGACGGCCGCGCAGCAGCTGACCAGCGCGATCCAGCCCCAGCAGGCCGGCAACGTGAACCCCTTCGCCGGCACGCTGGAGCCGGTGGGCGAGGCGAGCATCCCCGGCAACCGCTGGTATCTCTTCGCCGATCCCGAGGCCGCGCCGGTCTACATCTACGGCTATCTCGACGGCGCCGATGGCCCGCAGGTCACCTCCGGCCCCGTCCAGGGCGTGGATGGCTTCGAGGTGCAGGTCATCCACGACTTCGCCGCCGGCGCCGTGGATTGGCGCGGCGGCTGGTTCAACCCCGGCGCGTAAGCGCCTGGATCCGGGCGCGCGGCCTGAGCGCCGCGCCCCTTTCCCTTTCCCTTCCCCTTCGGATCAAGGAATCCATCCATGAAGACGTTCGTCCAGGAAGGCCGCAGCCTTCCGCTCATCGCCCCGCGTGCCCTGACGGCGGGCGCGGGCTTCCTCGTTGGTGCCATCTTCGCCATCGCAGCCTCCGACGCCGCCAACGGCGCCGCGGTGGAGGGCCAGCGCGAGGGCGTGTTCGACATCACGAAGGAGCCCTCGCTGGCCATCTCGGTCGGCGCGCGGGTGTTCTGGGACAACACCAACTTCCGCGTGACCACGACCGCCACCAGCAACTTCTGCATCGGCTATGCCACGCAGGCGGCGCTGGCGGCGGACACGACGGTGCGCGTGCTGCTCGGCCCGAACACGCCGGCCGGCACCTGAGCGAGGGCGGCGCGTGAACGCCTTCACCCGCGCCGCCGCCGCCCTGGTGGCCGATCCCAACCTGGGGCTGGATGCGGTCTATCTGCCCGCATCCGGCCTCAGCCTCCCCTGCCGCGTGGTGCTCTCGCGCCCGATAGAGGCGGTGGGCATGGCGCTGGCTGGG